GTTCAACGCTCCGTTCTCGTCCCATCCCAAGTGGACATCGTAGAGAACCCCATCAACTTCTCGTCGAAGCAGTTCAAACGAGAAGTGAATCTGCTTCACGTCGCAGGTGAACGACTCTCCTGCAATCGGGTATTTGTCCACATAGATCTGACCTCCAGCAGTGTCGAGGTGGGCGTTCTCTAGATTTGAAAGCTCAACATATGCTTGCGCTTGGTCGTAGTTCTCAAGATACGCCCCCTCAGTCGTCAGCGTGTAGGTGTAGGTCACGCCATACGGGACATCTAACCCAAACTCAAACTGACTCGGATCGTCGTACGGCTTCTTCGCTACCTTCGGACTCTTGCCGTCCAAGACTCTGGCGCACTTCTGGTCAAAACGAGCATACAACCCATTGAGGTTGCGAGCGTTGAACATCCGATCCCGCTTATCCAACGCAAACGGCATAAATCAATAGAACCAAGAATCCTCTGAAGTCTGAACCACGGCCGTCCCGATTGGCTGCTTGATTTTCAAAACGGTGCCATTTGGCGTCTGCTCAATCGCTTGATCAGGTCCAGCCACAAGCTGGATCTTGCGTACGACATCAATCAGTTGATTGATGGCGCGAGCGTGTTCTGTCTTGAGTCCACGCTCTGCAACCTTAGCTGGAAGAGAGACAGCCATTAGATCTCGCAGAATTGAGCGAAGATTTTCAAACTAGATCCAGCAGTCATGCATTTGACGTACATGGTCGTATTGACGTACGGCAACACAATGAACTGTTGCGGAGGCACTTGAAGCCACCAAACTCCGCTGACATTAGAGCCTACATCACCAACCCCCAGATACGCCGTCAGATCCATGTTATAGATCAAGACTTTGTATGGAAGCGACAGGTCAGCGGTGATGTCCAACGTCTCAGAAGCTGAACCAACCTCTTGAGTCTGCTGGCCCATATCGGTGCCAGTCATATTCGCAACCGCAGTGTATGTTTGCGGGTTGATTGATGCGCCATTCTTGGCCGCATACAATCGCGCTGACATCTGGATTTCGTCGGCCATAGGTAAGAAGGTTAGACTTCGCAGAACGTCGCTTGAATTGTAACAGCAGAGGTGTTGGCGATGAGATAGAGATTCGTGTTGATGTACGGAATCAACATCGTCTCACCAGCAGGAAGGCGCATCGTTCCAGCACCGGCAAGAAACCCACTTGTGAACGAAAGCTCGACATAGTTCGTGTTGTCCAGATTGGAGATCAGCAGCTTGTATGGGCTGGTGACATCAACTGGAACGTCAAGCGTCTCGGACGAACTGGTGCCGATAGATTGGGTCTGGGAACCCATGTCGGTCCCCACCATCGTCGCGCTCTTGGTGTAAGTCACACTCGGGAGGTACGCTCCGTTTTTCGCAGCGTACAAACGAGCCGTCATTTGGATTTCGTCAGCCATGTTATGTTATCAGGTTGGTGGGTTGTAAGGATAAGCGAAAAGATCCCAAGCGGCAAAGGTCCAAGTCTCGTTCCTTTCAACTTGGTTGGTCTTGATGATAAGTGAAGTTGAGTCGTTTGTCTTTAACCAAGACCAAGCGGTTCCGTCTGGAGTAAGATTCGGGTCCGCTGGCGGCTTCGGCATCATGGTCTTGACCGAATCAGGGAACCCATTGCGAGCCGCAAGCACTTCTCCGGTGTAGATCGAAGAGATGATCGGAGGAGTCGCTGGCAGCCCATTGCGAGCGGAGAACGACGAAACCCGAGTCAGAGACACTCGGCTCGTTTGGAAGCTGTCCTGACCCCTCGCAAGTCGAATAACCAACTGGCTCGCAAGCGGGAATTGAGACTCCGAAAACGTCAGCTTGTTGTTCTTCGGGTCTTCACCGGCAAGCTTAATTGCAGAGAAGTAATCAGCCTCCGTTGCACCAGATCCAAATGTCGTGACGAATCGCTTGGCTTCAGCCCTGACATAAGGAAGCGCAAAGAGCGATGCATCAATGTACTCGGTTCGAAACTCAAACCGAGTCGTAGGCTCTTCTTGAAACGGATCAACCGGAGAAAGCGGAGCGTTTGGGTCAATCTGGCTTCCAGCAAACGTGACAGTTGCTTCCGAGTACGGTCCGTCTTCGTTGATCTGATATTTGCCACCAGCAGCGACCCAATCAGCAGAAGCAGCACGGAGAGCATCTTTGCTTCCGCGATACTTGTAAGTGATATAGCGACCAGTCCCGTCGCCATTGTTGTATTGACGAGAGACCTCAATGTAAGCAAGACCACCAAGCGAACTATAGAAAACCGGCTCTGCTGCTAAAGCACCAATGCGAACCGGTGTAAGAGTCGTTGTTTTGATTGTTGCCATATTAGTCTCTTGATATTACTTGAGCCGTCTTCTCTGTTGACTTGGCAATCTGCTTCAGTTGCAGCGTCTGTTCAATTGCTTGCTTGATAGCTGTGTCTTGAGCAGATTGAAAACCAGTAAAACCGCCAATTCGAGCAAGCGAGTCTTGTGCTCCACCGAGAGAAAATCTTAAACCCTGAATCTTTTGAAATTGGGTTTGATCATCAGACGGTGGCGGTTCTGGAACTGGCTCTGAAGGCTTTGGCTTAGTTCCAAAAATCATTTCTGACAAGAAAGATGGAACTGTAGCTGCAACAGACATTGCCGCTGGAAGGAATCCAGCTTTGTCTTTCATTGCCTCAAATATCCTGATTCTTCGCTCAATTGGGCCAGTGGCTTGGACGAGAGCAGGTGCAGCAGCGATTTTGAGAGTTCTGTCTAACCTCTTAACAGCATCATCGTATTTGCCGATCGCTTCAATGTCTTCCTTTTTGAAGAGAGATATCGGTCCAAGATCTTTGATCTTACCAGCAGCCATTGCCGCTTTAGTAAGCTTAAGACCAAGCAGATCAGCCGCAGCGGCCATCATGTCCGCATTGCTTCTGTTTGCATTGAGACGCTCTCCAAGAAGAATAAGAGCAGACGCGCCGTCAGTTGACTTGTTTGTGATTTCCTCAATTGAGAAACCCGCTCTTAGCATTGCGTCTCGTTGCGGACCTTCTCCTTTTGCTGCTGCTGTTCTTGCGTCATTGATTCTGGTTATAGCGGCGGCTATTGATTCAAACTTGACCCCAGACTCAGAAGCTAAAACTTGAAACCTTTGAACATCATCTGTCGATATGTTCAACTGCTCTGCCAAGTCATCTATGTTGTCAGCTAATTCAATTATTGAATTTGCATAAGCAGTAACAGATGCAACAGAAAATGCATTTGAAAGCCTACTCGTGACAGCGTTCTTAAAACTGCTTCCAAACTTCTCACCAATGCTCTGAGCGCGTTTAACGCCCATCTCAAAGGCAACGGAGTCGATGCCAAGCTTAACGAGTAGAGAGAGAACGCCCATTTTATACCTCTTGCTGGCTCTGCCAGATTGATTCGCTTCTATCGTCCCACAGTTGAACGTGTCCCATCATCTCGGCGTGAGCTAGAATCAGCCGCTCCGCATCACCAAGAGGCATCTGAATTGCATCGTCAGGAGCAATTCCGATGTTGAGACAACCAACCAAGACTCGCTCTGGCCACGGCATGGCAGGAGTCTTTGACTTGCTTCCGCTCTCCATCAGAACTTCGGGAGCGGTTGATTGCTCCTTCAACCAAAGCTGAAACTTGTCGGACTCAGCCAACAGATTGAGCTTGGCGATGCGCTTTCCCCACAGCCACAGAACAAGACCGCTCCACCGAGACTTGATGGAGCGGATGGATTCCAGCGGAGACTGTGAGCAAACGGTCACAGCCTCCACTAGATCGGTTGGCGCGATCTCTCCGCCCATGACAAACGGAGAGCGCAACCTTTGCAGCACGATTGCGTGGCCTACAGTGTATGGAACAAGTCGAACCCCAAGCACAACAGGTGCTTGAGGTCCAGTCTCTGACAGGATCTTTGCAAGATCGGCCACAGATTAAACGGTCAGATCGAAAACTGGAGCGTTTCCGAGAAGCGACGGGTACTTGGTAACGGTCACGGTGACCATAACTTTACCGCTGCTGGTGAACTTGACGCTTCCTCCGCCAGAGTAGACGTAATCACCATCAATGGAAACACCACCCACCGTAATACCGTCGGTGGTGGCAATCGTTGCGTAACCATTCACAGCAGGAAGACCGGCAGCAAGCTTGGCTTGAGCAAAAGTTGAAGCAGACGGAATAAACGTCACGTTCAGCGAAATGCGCTCATTAGCGGAGACCTGAGCGACAACCTCACCGGCAGAATTCTTAATCTGCTCGACATCGGCCTCATGGGTCGCGTCGTAGCTCTCAATGGTGGTGATTGCTCCAGTGGTCAGAGCGGCTCCAGCCGGTGTTTTAAGGGTTATAGTTCCTTTCGCACCATAGACTAGCGCGAGTCCTTTTGAATTTGCCATGTTGTGTTGTTGTTAGATTGCGTTTGCTGCTGCAAAGATTGTCATCGACCGCGAGAAAGTTCTAGCCCTTTCACTGGTGTCGTTCACTCCGAAATCAGTCGGAGTTGCAAAGAACGCAGTGAACCCACCAGACGGGTCATCATCTCCGGTGTTCAGATCCGAGATGTTGTCATCGACGAACAGCGGTTGGAGAATGTTCTCAAACGCTGCAACGGTCAGAAGAGCGTCAGATTCCGAGGTGTCGTCAGCGGATAACTGAAGCGTCGCGGTGACATCAAGCTCACAAGTGCGATCAATCGGATGGACAGGAACCGCAGTCGAAGAACGGATAACGATTCGCGGGAAGTCTGGCATTCGATCCTCCAAGTCTGGATCGTTGAACGCGCCGTGTCCGTAGCTAGTCAGACAAGCAGGAGTTCCAAGCGGAGACGCTGACCAGTCTTGAGCAGCCAGCCAATCGGCTAACGCTCGCTCGGTACGCATTGCAACGCCATTCATTGGACGACAATTCCTTTCGACTCGGACCCGTCAAACGCTTCGGCCAGCTTGGCGGCAATATGGATTTCAAGCTCACGCGCTTCGTCGTCGTAAGCTTGCTGCATCGCTTTCGAGTAAATGCTCTCCACCTTACCGATCTGATCGTCAGCCAAACCGATGTTCATTCGGACGTGCGAATGCGGGTTGAAGCCAGCCTTCGCATTGTAAGCGTAGGCTGAAGACCCACGATGCATTGACACGTTCTCATATGGCAAACCGTACTGGTTGGCGAGATTGACCAACGCTTGATTGGCAGCAACGGATCTAACCTGAGCGGAACCCTTCTTGGCTCGTCGAGTTCCGCCGAATTGCTGGAACGACGGAGAGAGTTTCTTGATTCCCTTAGTCACGCATGACTTGAGGTAACCAACGGAACCGGCAGCGCGGCGGCGCAATTTGGCAGCAGCATCTTTCATCTTCTGACCGTAAAGCCCCTCATTTCCAGCCTTCGCGTTCTTGGATTGAGCGATCAGGTGAACCAAACGCAACTGACGAGAGCGGCCCACCTTTTTGCCGGTCTTCTTGTCAAAGGCAGGAGAGCCAACGGGCCGGTTGTAGTAGTCCAGAATCTTGTTCCGCGCTGCTTGGGGAGACTTTGGAGGCAGCAAGCAGTACAGCCGCAGCATCAGGAAGAACGTGCGAGCGTTGACCGCATCAGCCAGCGACCGCTTGGTCTTCGGCAAGTACTCTTTCCAAGCAGCATCAAACCGAGACGTATCGACTGTGACAGTGGGCCTCATTTGGTCTTAGCCCCCAATTCAAGAACGTAATACGCACCAGTACCGTCTCGCTTGGCGGAGATGATCCGAAGCGTTCGCCCATCGTATGTCAAAGTGCGACCCACCACCGGAATCATCTTTCCGAATGTAAGCTGAAGAGCGTCGGTGTTCTCTTGGAGAATCAGACTCCCACTCTCTTGCAAGAGCCGATCAGCAGTCGATCCAACGTCAGCACTCCAAACGGTCGCGTCTACGGTCACCAGCGTCGAGTCAGCCAGCCTCCAGTCGGCCAGCTTGACCAGCAGACGGACCTGCACGTTGTCCTGAAAACCACCGTTGATGACGTTGTTAGCGTCAGTGATCGCGGCAGGAATACAGCGGACAAGCGACCCCTGCCAGATGAACGATGGATTTCCCATCGCTCCCTGTAGGACCGTCATGCCCAACTGAAGACTGGTTGCAATCAGGTTCACGCCGTGAAGTAGACACCAGAGACAAGAATGCGTGAAGTGGCTTGAAGCTGACCGGCTAAGCTGGAGATATCGCCGGTTTCGTAGTGGCTCAACTCGCAGTAAGAAGTGCCACCGACAATCTTACCAATCACAGCGGTCTTGGCTTGAGTTGTCGCATTGTCCAACCAGATCGACACAGCAGCGTCGTAAGTCGCAGGATCTGGAAGGCTCAAGCGAAGATTTCCGGTCGCTGCACCACTCACCGAGTTGATGGTGATGTCAGCGGTGAACGTAGACACAAACCCGATGGAAGTATGGCGAGCCGTGTTGACCGTGAAAGCGAACGTGCGACCACCACCAGAATCAGTCAGCGTAGGGGTCCACGCCTCGGGAGCCACCATAGGCAGCGCGGCATAGATCTCCGAGAAGTTGTCGTTGGCCTTCTGCCAACTAGCGCGGAGCGTGTCTCCGGTGTTGTCGTTGGCGGTTGTACCCGTGTTGATGACTTGTTGAGCCATGGTTCAATCTTTCGGCAATACAAACCACCCTTCGTGGATTGTCACTCGGTTTCTCGACTTAACGATCTTACCTTCAGAATCTTTTGCCCATACATGGGCTTTGACGCTTTCAGCCAACCTTACCGGCTGTCCCGATGGCACCATCACAACCCGAGTTGGAGTGCAACCCAGAGGCAGCAACGCGAGCGTAAAGATCGTCGCGCAAACGGTTATCTTTCTGGCCGTCTTCAAGCGTCTGGTCCTTCGGATCTAAAATCTTGCTCAGAGTCGCAGTCGCTATTCCCTGAGCCATGCTGGCTATTGGGTCCATCTTTTAAGAGTTTGGCGTGAAAGGCAGCAGCCCATGCAAAAACACCTGCAAGACCGCAATTTAGAACAATCTCGCTGGTTGGAGGAGTGGACAGGGTAAGACAGTTGAACAGTGCGCCAGACGCTGTTGCCACAAGAGAAATCTTGAGCAACACACTTCCGGTCATCGGCCAACGTTTCACCACTCCATCAGAGCGGTAGAGCATGATCATAAACGCAGAAACGCCAGCGGTAAGGATTCCGTTGGCGAGCGCGTTGATGATCGTGGCGGGATTCATTTAGGACCAAATCCGAGTTTGCCCATGACGTATTCAACTCCGCGCAACCCAAGAAATCCGAGAATGAATGCTACAGCGTATTGGGAGCTTGAGTTTTCAAGACCAGCGGAACTGACAGCCACTGGTGTTAGATAGTTGGCGGACAACGTGCCAGCAAGGAGGCTGGTGATGGTTCCAAACCAACTCTTGTGTCCATCCTGTTTGACGAGAACAAGACTCCCCGCGAAACCGGCCACCAGAAGCCCGATGTTAATTCCGAGATCGCGGAGAGTCTCTTTCATTACTTCTCGGTGTTTGAAGCGTCCTGAGCCTGAAGCGCGGTGAACATGGCACCGGCACCGCCGACAGCGGCGGCGATGGCACCGCCCATGTCACCGGCGATGGCCTGTTTGATGGCCAGCGAGAGAGCGGCGAGCAGCACGGCCACGCCGCCGGCG